TTTAAATATTTTGCAAATTGTCATAATCAATCCTTTAAGTTAATGGTGTATATTTTATATTTAAATTTTTCTTCACTGTACATTTTCATTCTTTCTACAAAATGTCCTAATGTGTAGTTCTGTTTTTTACCGTGTGTCAAATCATCAGCTATATCATATAGAGTGGCATGATCTTTATTGTCACCCAATCTTAATCCTCGTCCAATAGATTGTAATGTTCTAATCTTACTTTTGCTTGGTGATGCAAAGATGACATTGTGTAAGTTCTTTATATTTATGCCTGTAGAAAACGTCCCAAACGAGGCAACAATTATGGCATTATTTTGTGACTCAACCATAGAACGTACATCTTCACGATCGTCAGCCTTGGTTTCTCCCGACACATAGAAAACTTTCCGGCCGGATTCTACTTTGTCAATTATGTTATTATACAATACTTTGCCGTGTTTGTCAACGTACTGGAACAACAATAGTGTGTTTCCTTCCAACGACACAGCAAGATTCGTAATAAATTTATTTCTAGGTTTACTCTTGACAAGATAGTCGATCTCATCCTGATACTTAACTTTAGATATTTCTTTACACCTTTCTTTGCTATGTTTTAAAATTAATGACTTGATTCTAAATTCGGACAGTTGACCATCGTCCATCAAAGTTTTGGTTGTCGTAACTTTTTTTACTGGACCAAAGAGGCCCTCCAATACGAGCTTGTGTGTTTGTGTTCCATCAAGTGTTCCGGTGAATCCAAATCGGTAACCACAGTTTTCCATATTGGTAAGAATTGTGGTTAATGATTTAGCTTTGAATTGGTGAGCTTCATCACCTATCACAACATCAAACTGATCAAACCAAGATTTGGGTTGTTTAAAGATTGACTGCCAAGTAGATATGAATATGTCATGTGGGTGATCTTTAGCTGCCCCGGCCGTTATTTGGTGAATATGATTCTCACTATCAAATCCATAGTCAGCAAAATCTTTATATAATTGACTCACCAAAGATGTTGTCGGAACAATAATCAAAGTCTTCCCTGCGAGATACCTCACCAACAGATAAATGATAAAAGACTTGCCGGAAGCGGTAGGGGACAACAACATAGACCGGCGTTTTCTAACTGCATGGGCAAACGCTTTGAGTTGATATTCTCTAGGTTCTAATGTAAGACCCAATGAATCCGCAAAGTTTTTAGCTTCAACAATAGAAAATTCTTCATCAGGTTCTATAGAGTCGTCTAGTGTAAATGTGTAACCACGATCGTCACAAAACTCTTTTAGGTAATTCATCAAACCAAAGTACAGTGTTCTACTGTTGCTATTGAATAGTCTTATTCGGCCGTCCCAAATTTTGTTCCGGAACGCTGGCATAAACTTGTAGCCTGGAACAAAGAAAGTAAAGTATTGATTTATCTCCATTGCTTCACCACTACCACACTGGACAAGCATATATACTTCATTCATTTTTGAGACAACAATTTCAGACATTACATTTCACCATTCGTCCACTTCATATAATCTATAGCATTTTTAATCTGGAAATTTCTTTGATTCAGATTTTTAATAATTTCTTCTAGGATAGACATCTTCTCTTTTTGATTAACAGATTTAATGTTAGTCTGTATGATATCTTTGTCCGCCTGGATGTACTGTTCCGACTCGGCTTTCATCAATAATTTTACAAAAGGTTCCCACCCACGTTTTTCGAGTTCTTCCTCGGACATCTTGCCGTTATAATACTCATATTTGGCAAGATACAAATCCTTGCTTTGGAATTCCAAGGCTTTTAGTTTGCGACGTTCTTCGTAATATATTTTCATATACTTACTGTGAAGTACTGGTATTTTTAGAGACTCTGTCCCTAGTGATGTTTTGTCAATAACCGCGTCACTCTTCCACTCATTAATAATTTCATCTAACGTCATAATAATCCCATAAAACAAAAATAAACTCTATTATACCACAATTATAGAGTTATGTCAATTTTTCCGCAGTAAAGTATGTGTACGCAAAAGCAACTGTCGTGGTCTGAAAATCTTGACCTTCAGCTGAACTCATCGGGAATCCTGTAAGTTCTACTGGGAATAAATCTTTAAAAATAACATTGACATTGTTATTGTTAGAGTTTGTTTTGATTAACAAACTAGCATCGGATGTGATGCTATTGAGTTTTCCTGGCTGCGTTGTCAACGTTCCTAATTTGTCCAATGATGTTGGGTTACCTAAATTGGTCATCCAATTATAAATTTCAAACCAAGATGACATATCTTCATCGACAACGTATGTAACCTGAAGTTGTTCGTATGACAATGTATTACTTGGATTGTACACAGGAACATAGGGTGTTGGTGTCTGCACCGGATTCATAGTAATACTAGGCATAACAACACCCTGAACAAAAAAAGTAAAGTTTGGTAATCTGTTGATCACAAACTCGTATTTGTTATTTGCTAAAAAACTGGGGTTGTTCGGCATCGCCATATCAATTACCTTTTATTTGTATACCTCTATTTATAAACAAAAAAAAGGCGCCCGAAGACGCCTTTTCTCTAATACCGATCTTAGTGTCGGTTTAATCAAACAATACCGATCTTAGTGTCGGTTTAATCAAACAATCTTACATCAAGTTTGCGATTGCAACCCTTCTGTAATAGATGTTCTTGTCACCGGCAGCAACTTGCGCGGCGGCGTCAGCTACAGCACCAAGTCCGTTAGAGGTAGCGAAAGGGTTCGCAACCATACCATAACGAGTCTTGAAACCGATCTTAGGTTGGAATGTATCTTGACCAACCGCACGTACCATCTGGAGAGGAACGTAAGGGCAGTAGAACAAACCAGCGTCATATGCAGAAGTACCTTTGTACCCGACAGTAGCATACTGGAGACCAGAAGTAGATGCGAAGTAAGGATCGATATAAACTTTAAAACGACCATTCAAGATACCAGCAAAAGTATTACCAGTGTCATCTACCTGAAGACTGTTAGCAAGAGCAGGAGTGTAATCCAGAACACCAGCCATCTGAAGTGCAGAAGCAACGTCAGAAGAACAGATGAGGATGTTACCTTTCCCGCGACGAGTAGCTTTAGCAATTGCGTTAGCTTCGCGTTCGAGTTGGAACATCAAACCTTTGAACTTCTCAACTGACCAACGGCCGTTAGCATCGACATCAAGGTCGAATTTACCAGCGACAGCTGTTTGACCAGCTTCACAACCTTGAGTAGCAGTACGATTAACTGTTCGGACAACTTCACGATTGATTTCAGCGAGGATTTCAGCAGAAAGAATGTTAGACAATTCTTGTTCAGCGTCAAGACCATGAACAGCTTTAAGATCTTGTGCAAGTTCCATCGTGTATTCAGCTTTAAGAGCGCGTGACTTTGCAGTTACCGCAATCTTATCGATGCTGAATGCCATTTCTTGGAACTGGTTAGAATCCGCATCACCCAAAGCTTCAGCTTCGGCAGTGGTCATACCACCAGCGTAATCGTATTCAGAATCGTCACCAGAACCTAACAGGTCACTTGGATCAGATCCAGTTTGTGTTCCAGCCTTAGGAGCTGACGTACCAGCATTGTTGGACGAACTTGAGAATGCAGTATCTGCTTCGTTGAATAACGCTTCAGCACCTGCTTGGTCGCGAGCGGGCGCATAACGCGAACGCATTGCGAAGATCAAACCAGTAGGTCCAGACATAGGTTGAACACCAGCGATATCATAAGCGATAAGGTTAGGCATTGCGCGACGTACCAAAGAAATCAGGACGGGATCGACATAATCGATTGCACCATCAGCTGGGTTAACAGATCCACCAAATTGGTTGGTAGGTGCAGCTTCGTTCAACAAATTTGTTTGTTGATGATAACCACCAGATTGTGATTCGCGTACAGCGACTTCTTGGTTTTCAAGAAGTTGAGCCATAACAGCTTTTTTGTGACGATCCGTAATTTCGGGAGCACTTGCGTGTTCTAAAATTGGGCCCCACTTTTTGATTAAAGTATCAGTTGACATAGTTTTCTCCTTTGAGTAAATTCTTAACTCTTATTGTTATTTATAAAAAATTAACTTTTAGTAATGCTTGAAAGGTTTTTGATGTATCGGTTCATCAATTCTGAATAAACAGGTTCTTCAGTCAAATCCGCAGTCGCATCTTCAGTCAAAGATTCTGGAGAAGTTTCTTCTTCAGTAGCTTCCGTGAAATACTTCTGTTTGATCAAAGACATTTTTTCAGAAAAATCTGATTCTGTTTCAAATTCGACATTTTCAGATAAAGATTTAACTTTCTCGATCTGAACTTCAGTCAATCCTTCACATACAGACTCTACAATACCCATTTTTTTCAATGAATTTAATTCACCAACCAATGTTGCATTTTCGTTAATCGCAGTGTCAAGTTCGACTTTCAGAGACTCAACTTCTGTAGCGAAAGTTTCAACTACATCAACCTTGTCTTCAGGGATGTCTACGTAATGTTCTACGAAAAGATTTTTGAGACCAACCATAAAGTCTTCAACCATCTCAGCGCGAATACCACGTTCTACCGCGAGTTTGTTCTCTTCTAACCACTCAGAGACAACATACTCTAGGTATTCATCTACTTTAGTGACTAAACTTTCTGCAAACGTTTCCGTCTGTTCTTCAAGTTTCGTTTCAAATTCTTC